ACTGACTGCTTGCTTGCTATTGAGTTTGGATTAGATGGGTCTATTGTTTCACTAATTACACTTGATATAACTCCGTTTTGTTTATCAACTGTTAGAACTGTTTGATTTAATTTTTCTTTTAAAGAAATGTCTTGTTTTATGCTTACTTCTTGATATGTCATAGCAGGACTTTTAATTACACTCTTAAATGCACCATCAAAAGAAAACTCGTGTTGTAATACATAAGTATCAAAATAATTTTCATCATCTATATAAATTCTGATTTTAGAGCCTATTTTTAAAAATGGTTTACCTGTTAATGTTGTAAGTTCACAATCAACATACTCTAAATTATGTACTCTATTCCATATACTAGTTAGTGCTTGTTGTCTTAATTCTGGAGTAATCAATATATAATCATCAGCAATTACTATTTGATGTTCTCCATATTCTTCAATGCTAGCAGAATCACTTACTGAAACATTTTCGCTTTCTACTGATGCACTTCGTATTACTAATGTATTTACTGGTCCATATACTATTTTTCCACCATCTAAAGTAGAGTAATCACTTTTTTGAAATGTATAATCTAAATTATCATCCAACCATGCTAAATCTATTTTATTGTTTTCAATATCTATATCTATAAATGAACATGATATTTTACATATTGTTTCTAATACAAATCTATTCGTTTCTTTATTTTTAAATGGATTATTATATATAAGAATATTACTATTTAAAAATGACAATGTTTTGGGTGTCAACCCTAAATTAATACATACATCTTGATATAATTCTGCAACTGTCTTTGGTGTGGCATAAGATAAACCACATTCATACACTTTATCTATGTTGTTCGCTAAATCATCATAAGCAACAAAAGAAGTATAATTATCCGTTTGTTCATCATTAGGCTTTTCTATTGTGAATTTGCCTAAATCTATATATTCAGTAGTTTCTTGTTCCTCACCTTCAACTTCTTCAATATATGTTAATCCTACTTGTGCTATAAAACTTTCGTTTTCTAATGTTTTGTTTAAGGCATCAATTAATTGTGCATTTAGTTTTTTACAATATACTGTTCCTAATATACTTCCATTATTATAACAACCACTATCTATTGTAAAATTTTGTATCACATTACTTTGATTTAACTCTACACCTGTAGATTCAATAGTTAATCTACCATATCTATTACAATTAGCATAATTTTTACATTCATTTATAAAATTTGCACTTGCCATATTATCACCTACAATTCAATTAATGCTTGTGAAATAGGGTTGAACATTTCAACTAATGCAGGTGTTTCTCCTTCTAATACACTAATTGGATATGCTGCCTGCACACTTCTATCTCCTCTATAACAAGTTATTGTTTTCCAACTATTAGTAAATGGATTTAAAAATTGTACTGTCATTGTAGGTCTTATCTTTATTTGTGCAAAGAAATCTACTATCTCATCTCTTGTTAATTGTCTAGTTACTAAATCTAATCTATATTTTTGAGATATAACATTTAATATCATTCTTCCATCAGCCGTAGTAGTATCACGTCCACTATTTTTTGACACATCATACCAGCCTATTTGTGATTGGTTTGATAAGTATTTAGATATATCTACATTATTTATTTTTACTTTAGATATAACCATAGAAGGACTTGCTAATGAATACTTATATGCACCACTTACAAATTCTTGTATCATATTCTCACCATCTTTCAACTCCCTTTAAAAGAAAGTGCTACACATTTATATTAAGCAGGAATGTTTATAGGACATACTCCTGTTTGTTTAGTTTTTTGATTTATTCTATCAATTATTACACCTTCATCGGTATGAGCAATTAATTCTACTTGTGTTGTTCCACCACCATATTGACTCATAGCACTTGCTACAGCACTATATATTGCACTTGCTATTTGTGAACGATTTAGTACTTCCGTACGTCTGTTGATGTTTCCTACTATCTCAGCACCATTTTCACCTGCAGCAAATAATGTTCCATGTGAAGGTAAACCACCGTTAGCATATTGAGGTATCTTTTTCCAAGTTCCATTACTATATGCACCACCAAGTTCTGCTAATCCAAATTGTCTTAATATACTATTTACTGTCGAATCACTTATAAATGGAGCAAATTTCTTTACCATTGCCTTTATAGCTTTAGTAATAGGTGTAACATTACCATTTACATCTATAGTTAAGTTGGCTTTTACACCTTTCATAACATTTTGGAAATCTTTACTAAATTTAGATTTGTTTTTTTCAAAGTAACTGATAAACATAACCTGAGTTTCTTTAGGCAATGATTCAAAGTTTTTCTTAAATCCATCAGAAGAGTCTTTTGCCATATTTTCCCATGCTTTAACAGTATCATCATTAATTAATCCTGTTTGAGTTTTCATTACTAAACGAAGGTCACTTTGTTGTTGTTTTGCTAATGTAATTTGGTCTTCATATTGTTTTTTCTTAGCATTATATTCTTCTTCTGAATACTTGCCTTGGTCTTGCTTTAATTGTTTTAAATATGCCTCGTTATCTGTTATTAAATCTCCCCAATATTTTAATTTTTCTTCTTTGCTCTTGCCATACAACTTGCTTTCGTGGTCAAAATACCAATTTAGTTGTTCTGTATTTCCAGTTACAGATAATTCAGTTGCCTTTTCCCACTCACGAATTGTGTCTGTGTAACCATCAAGAGTTTTCTTGGCAGTATTGTAATTTTCTTCTGCTTGGTCTAGGTGGGAACTAAATCTTGCTATTAATGGAACAGTTCCATGAGCTACAAGTGTATTGTATTTTTCTTGTGCCTCAGTAAGATTATCTTGTGCCTTTTTTAATGTATCTCTTGCTTCTGACTCTTTCTTAATTGCTTCTTTAGCTTTCTCTTCTAATGCAACTAATTTTAATCTTGCTTTCTCCTTATCAATAGCTTCTTGAACTTTATCTTTTAACTTGTCATATTCTTGGATTGTATTTCCTACTACTTTTATTTCAACACCAAGTGCCTCAGATAATGTACTAGTTATAAATTTTGCTCTATCTTCATAACCTTTCTTTATCTTTCCATTTTCATCTACTATATTTTTTAATTCATCGTATAGTTTTTGGTAATAACTCATTTCATTATCAACAATTTTGTATGATTCTTGAAGTCTATCCATAGAATCTTTCCATTCATCATATTTCTTAGTAACTAGCTCAGTTGTTTCATCTACTTTTTTTCCTAATTCATCATTTGCTTTAATTACTCCTTCAATAATAGTTACTAATGAGCTTATTCCACCTACAACACCACCTATTGCTGCTCCCCAAGTAGTTCCAAATATTGCTGCACCTGCTTGAATACCACCAAATACTGATGCAGTAGTACCACCTAATACTTCTATAACATCTAAGACATTACCACCACTTTGAACTATATCGTCCATACCTGTCTTAACTAATGCAAGACCACCTGCAGCAATTCCGATTCCTTCTAAGGCAGTTTTAAATCTTTCTCCTTTGGTAGCATTTTGAGACCATGCTTCTACACCAACGTTTTTTATCTTTTTAAGGAATAATACATTGTCTTGTAAAATACCAGCTAATCCTTTTCCACCCAAAGATTTAACTAAATTGCTTATGCCTGAAACTATTTTCCCAATAGCAGCAAGACTTAATGCACCTACAAATAATCTTACTTGTGGATTTAAGTTTACGAATTGATCCCATAAGTTCTTTACAGTAGTTCCTAATCCTTGATATTTCCATTCATATTCGCCTGTTAATGGATTTAATACTTTTTGAAATCCAAGTATTTCCATCCATCTATCACGAATTTCATTGGCTTTCATCTTAACTTTATCCATTAAGTTGTCGTAACCACTTAACGCATCAAGTAATCGCTTATCTATACCACCTATTAAACCACCACCAGAACCTGAGCCACCACCAGAACCTGCATTGCTTGGTGTAGTTAAATTGTTAATTTGGTCAAAACCTAATACTTGTCTTTTTAATTCTTTTGCTGCTTTGGTAGCCTTACTTGCACCATTACCAATATCTTCAAATCCTTCGTAAGTATCTTCTAAACTACCTATTCCTGTATTATAATCTTGTGTTTCTATTCCAAAGAAATTTGCTATCGCTTTGGCTATTTCTTTAATAACCATTAATATAGCATTTGCATAAGGTAATATTTCGGCATACAATCCCATAAATAAATTACCTATTGCTGCCTTAACTTCTACTAATTGTTGTTTAAATATTTTTAATTGGTTTGCAGGTGATTCTATTGTTTCAGCAAAATCTCCCATAGCAGAACGAGCTTGATTTAATGTAGATATATAACGAAGTATTTCCTTTTCAGCTTGATTCATGTCACTAATACTTCGGTCAGTAATACCAAGTGCAGGTAAAACATTCTTTAAACTCTTTTCGGTTACATCAAGACCATATCCACGCAAAGGTTTTGTCATTCCAGCATAAACACCAGCTCTTAATGCCTCAGCAGTTGTTTTCTCACTACGGTTATATAATGAAGCTAAATCATATGTTAGTTTAACCATGTTTTCAGACATTATTGCAGCGTGTTTTTCATCTATTCCTTGGTTTGTAGCCATAGCTTGAAACAAACCTTGATAACGTAGTGTTTCAGTCTTATTAGTTCCAAACGCCTCATTTAGTTTATTTTGAAATCTCATGGCTTCTTCGCCAAGTGTCGAGAATGATTTAACACCATCTTTTTCTATGTTTTTAAATATTACATTAAATAAGTTTAATTCCTCAGCTCTATTTACTGCACTATCTAAAAAGTCCATGGCTTTAGTAGCAACAAGTTTAGCACCAGCAAATGTAAATAAACGTTTAAATGAATTACCTAATTTATCTATTTTTGAAGATGCTCTTGATGATAAATCACCAATCTTTTCTATGTTTTTTGCACTTGTACCTGCCTTAGATAAGTTAGTACTCATTCCAGTTAATGTAGAATTAATTTGATTAAGTACTTTTAATGTTTGCTCACCAGTAGTCTTTATTTGCATTTCTAAAGTTTGACTATCATTCATTATTGTGTCTCACCACCTTCTCCCTTTTGATTTGGTAGTGCTTCTTTTTTGTTTTTGCCCAATATCGCTTGTACTTGAGATATTCGATTTCTTATTTGTCTTTCTAGCTTTTCTTTTTGATTTTCTATTTCTTTTTCCTCATCTTCCTTAGTTAATGTATAAGGTTTTTGAGTATATGATATTTTCTTTCCTTTTCCAAAAGAATTTGCTAATGCTACGGCTACTGCTTCATGAAAATAAGCACCTTGTAACCATAATCTAAAATTCATTTCTTCTTGTTCTAACTTCTTATTTGTATAATAAGAAAAACGGTATGCCCAGAATAGGTCTGGGTTATCTTCCCAAAACTCTTTTACAGACATACCGTATGTTATTGCAAGTGGCAATAAATCATAAAACCAATCTGTTAAGTTTTTGTATTTGTTGCCTTCTTCATTTATTGTTCGATTATCTCCAATTCCTCCTCGATCTTCTCGGAGTTCGTACCTGCTAGGGCATTTATAAAAGCTGTATATTCTTCAAATGCAAACGCAACTACTTTATTTACCATTTTTTCGCCCTTATCCTCAGCATATGTATCCATTAGTTTTATTGCTAAACTAGGGTTTACTTCTCTATGATTTTTTAAAAATAGTGCTTGCCATAAGATTTCTCTATAAGTTACAGGTTTTCTAACAAATTCTTCTGCTGTAAAACCAACAGCTTCCAACCATTTTATAGATTCCCTATTGTATTCAAGAACATAATCTTTTTCATTAATTTTTAATTTCAATTTTCGCATATCGTTTATTTCCCTTCCTTTCAAATACTAAGCACTTACGTTAATTTTTGCAGCAACTTGTTGTGGAGTTAAGTATGTACCTGCAACACTTGGAGTAGTATGAATAGTACATTCCATAGCACCACCAACTGATTCTTCATTAATCCATGTTTGACATACACCACTATATTCAAATCCTGCTCCATCTGGGAACTTGATAAGAATATCTTTCTTAATGTTGTCACATACTGCTTGAACAGCAGCAAGATTTTCTTGTGAATAGTTATAAGTAAAGTCCATATCTCCTGTATCAGGTCTATCTGGTACATATACTTTAACTGGATCACTTGATGTAGTAATTTCTACATTTCCACCTGCTTGTCCTGTTGCTGGCATTCCTTTTACTGCTACCAACTTTGCTGCAGGATATTTTGCATCAGTAGTTGCTTTTACTCTTAGTTCGATACCTAAATCGATCATCTAAATCACCTCTTTCAAATTTTCCCTTTAAAAGAGTGCTATCTCTATCTCAACGTTGGATATATTACCAAGTTGTCATTTCCATATTTTGTATCTAATACTCCAGTTAATTGAATTAAGTTTCTATAAACATTTTCATCAATATTTGGAACTCCATGTGTAATATGAACTGTAAAATGATAATTGTCTTTAATATAATTGACTATCAATTTAGTTAAATTATCACATATTGTTCTTTTAGATACTTTTTTTGTTTCTACTATTGGTTCATCATTTTCTCCAATAGTTTCTACTTCTATTGTTTTATCAATAGCATATATATCTATTTCTATACCAAAAGAATAAGTTTCTTCACCATAACTTAAATTGTTATATTTATTAGTTATTCTAGGGAGTAATGTAACAGGTATAATAGGAAATATCTTACTATCCTCAGGTTTAAATTTAACTACTTTAGAAGAATATAAAGTATCAGCTGTTTCTATATATTCCTTTAATTCAGGAAAGAATTTCATTTCAAATACTTCTTCTACTAACATAATTCATCACTCCTAATCATATAGTTTTCCAATAGTTCCTTGTAATTCAATATTAATTATGTCTCCAAACTCACGTTTAACATCTTGAAAAGCATTGTAAAACATATGTTTGCTAGGTAAACCATGTGTCCATTTAAACTCTCCATCTTTTGTTGGAAATGCCCATCCTGTTTCACCTTTTCCACTAGCATTTACCTTATAACCATGTTTATTTGCATATTCATCTTGTGTTCCTTTGATACCAGTACCAAATTCATTCAAGATTATTACTAAACCATGTGATTCTTTTCCTTCACTTGTAACCCATACTCTACCAACATTTTTTTTCTCATCATATTCCCATTGAATAGCATCGGTATAATTACCAACGTTTTCAGAATTACAATAAGCAATTATTAGTTGATAAAGTCTTTCCGTGGCTGCTTTTATTGAATTACTTATACCTTTTTTGTAATCATCGGCGAAATCTTGAAGATTTTTTATTGCTCTCTCTAGGCTTTGTTTCGATAATTCTATCGTCATCTTTGCCATTTTCTTTTTCCTTTTCTAAAATGTAACCAGCCTTTAAGAAGTTTTCTTTATCTTCTTCTGTAAAAACTACTACACCATTAGTAAATTTGTACATATAGCACCTACTTTCCTATTATCTTTTGCATATAGATTATTATTACTGAATTTCCTACTCTTGGTGGTAATAACGTATAATTAGCATTATCACCATTAGTGCCTTCCCCTTCTGGAGTAGCACCATACAAATACGCTACATCAAATTCCTTAAATAGTCCTTCGTATTTTCTATCTATTACCATTCTTTGAGTTATGCTAGCTAATTCTCCAAATTCTACTATTTCAGCATCAGATTTGACTGCTCTATAATTAAATTTGTAAGGCACAGGTGTATCATATATAGATATTTCGTTTCCTTCATCATCTACTTCTACATCTATCTTACTTGCAATATAAAGGTCTTTTTGCCAATCATCAGGGTTTGCTTTTACTGGTATCATTTTGGAACACCAGCCTTAGGAATTAATTCATCTAATAAACTTTTAGAAATTAATCCACTTAAATAACTTACTGATATACCGTTTTCACTATATGATTGTACGTTAGCACTATCTTTCTTGTTATAAAGCTCAATAGCACATCTTACTACCCACATTCTCATTCGCCATGTATCTGGCAATTCAGATTCGTCATCAAATGGAAATAAGGTATATAGAGCAATACATTTAGCATCGTCTAATTTGGCTCTAAATATATTATCTAAAGAACTATCGTCAGAATTACCTAGTATCGCTATTCTCATCTTAACGATTTCTTCATCTACTGGTGTAGGCTCATCATTAGATGATTCATTAGTCGTTTCTATAGGTTCTTCTGTATCCGTAATATCGATTATTTCTTCATCATTCATATTTACACTTCCTTATCTCCATTATGGCTATAATACCTTTTTGTTCTAATTCCCTTGCTCGTTGATAATCTAAATAGCGAATCGTACATGATGGAAAATATTGTTTTTCTATTACATCGTTGTACCCAACCGTAACCCTTACTTTAATATTTTTTTCCATAACTCATCAACCCCTTTTTGCTCGTAATCAACGTTTTTGGGAATGTTATTAACTATTTTTTTTATATCTTTCTCAGTTAATTTCATATCAAATGGTAGTATATATCCATTTTTGCCATCTTTTATATCTATGGTAGCATTTGGAAATGGTGTTACGAGTACTGGAACATGATTTTGTAATGCTTCATACATCGTAAAACAAAAACTATCTGTATCCGATAATTGCACTACATAATCATATCCTCCCATAACTCTTTGACCTTCTCTTATCGGGTTATGTAATACCATGTTTCCATAACTTACATATCCTAATGGATTAGTGCCAAAAACATCCCATATATACTTAATTTCATATTTCTTAAAGAAGTCACATAATTTTTTCATTCTTTCATAACCTTTTTCTTCGGTTAATCTAGTAAATGAAACAAGTTTTATATCATACTTCTCAGTATCTAATATATTAGGAATAACTACACTATCACGATTATATTCTCTGATAAAAGATTCTCTAGCAATCTCACTTACTGCTATGTACTTTGTATTAGGATCGTGTTCTCTAAATTGCCAATCCCAAAACTTTTTCATAGCTGTCCAGTCAGAATGTATCATTTGATATATTTTTTTGTATCGTATTTGTTGAAAATATTCATCATCAACTAAGACGCTCGTAATAATACAAATATCACATTCTATAGGAGAAGTAAGTTCAATAATTACATTAACGTATTTACTGAGCATAATGGCGTTTTCTAGGCTTATATCACGACAAACTAATGTCATGTCATATTCATCACCAAATCTTTTACAAAAGTTTAGTAGAAATGTCTCAACTCCACCTATATCATTGTAATAGTGTTGTAATAATACTATTTTTTTCTTTTCCATTTACTTCTCCCTTTAAACATGATTTATATACTAAGCACTAACTGTCTTAACTTTGATTCCTTCTGGTTTAGTGAATGTAGTACTTAAACCAGTAATCTTTCCATGGAACCATTCTGGACCATGGTCAAGACCAATTTGTCCAAAGATTTGATATTTTGTACTTGCACCATCTTTAGCAAGTTCTTCTCTAAAGAAGTTTCCTTTGCCGGGTACAGGTTGTTCAACTGGTCCACATACACTTGGATTATAAATTAATGCAACACCATCTGGTAAGAATGCACCAATACCAAAATGTAAAGTTGTACCAATAGGTAATACTAAGTCTCTTACTTGAATACCAAATGCGTTCATGTAAGGTTCTCCAACTTGCATACCCATTTCTACTGCATTACCATGTAATTGAAGTAAATTTACTCCATTTACTAACATAGTAAGTTGTGAAATGTCTCCACCAGCGTTAGCAATGTCAGTTACAACTTCATTTACTAACCATAAATCTAGTGCAGCACCACCAGCAGCCTTTACATTAGTAGTAATAGCAGCTAACATACCACGAGTTTTATTAACTTGGCTATCACTAGCAGCCTTGTTATAAGTTCCTTGAATAAATGTTTTTTCAATAGAACGTTTAATTTTGTTCATTTTTGCATTAGTTTGGAAATCTAATTCGCTTGTAGGATTTTCAACTTGTCCTGCAATGTTTACGCCACCTAAAGTAGCCATATTAGATTCTTTAGCATAACTTACTGCAACAGTTTCATGGAATATTTGAGTTACGTTACTCATTTGAGTTCTTGTAACATAAGTAGCTGTTGGAGCAGTTAATGAAGCAGTTTCACTAATATTAGGAATTGCTCCTTCTTCACTTGTATAATATTGTCCACAAACAAATTCTACTGAGTTTGTGTATTTTACTCTTCCTGAAATTGAGTTTAGGAATGGAGTACTTGTATCAGCCTTGTTATATAACAAACCTGAATAGTTTGGAACTAAGAATGATTGTACAGTTCCTGTGTTCATTTTTATCACCTCTCAAAAT